CGGGCCTCGCCTATGAGGAGTATTCTGCGCGGTTCTTCTCCAACAACGCGACTCCCGCGGGATTCCTTGAAATCCCCGGTGTCGTGGATGCGGAGACAAAGAAAACCATCCGGCAGGATTGGTACGGCACCTATGGCGGGGTGTCCAAGTCCCAACTTATCGGCGTGATCGGCCAGGGGATGAAATTCAATCCCATTTCCGTCAAGGCGAGCGATGCGCAGTTCCTGGAATCCCGGAAATTTTCAGTTACCGAAGTCTGCCGATGGTTCAATATCGCGCCTCACATGATTTTCGACCTGGAGCGATCGACAAACAATAACATCGAACAGCAGTCCCTTGAATCCGTCATTTACACCTTCCGGCCCTGGTGCGTCCGGATCGAACAGGCAATCCAAAACAAGCTGATCACCGAGGATGATGTCACCGTGGAGCATCGGCTCGAAGGCCTCCTCCGGGGGGATACGGCGGCCCGGACGGCCTACTACATGGCCGGAATCCAGAACGGATGGCTATGCCCGAATGACATCAGGGAGCTGGAGAACATGGAACTGATCGACGACGGGGACATCTACTTGCGGCCGATGAACATGATTCCGCTGGGCGAGGAGCCCCCGGAGCCGGTCGCAAAAGAGAACAACCTGATCACCCTGAAGCAGCAGGCCCAGGCATGAGGAGAATGACCTATGACTGAAAACTATCATCACATCCCCGTACTTGACGGGGATTTCGTCGGGGAAACCGTGACGGACATTTATGCCGACCGCGGAATCAGAGCGACCATTGGGAAACTCAAAGGCGACGAGACCGGCGCGGTCCATATCCGGGAATATCTATTCGACACCGAGAAATGGTCGTTTGCGGATGCCGATAAGTGGGTAACGGATCACAAGCAGCGCTCCGGCATTGAGCGGCGCTCATTCGATACCGTGATCGGATTTTCTAAGGAAGACAAGGGAGAGGTCCGCCTCCGGGGGCTTGCGATCCCATATAACAGGCTCAGCGACAACCCTATCCCCGGAATGCCTGACATCAAGGAGCGAATCCTCCCCGGCGCTTTCACGCGGACACTCGCAAGCGGGCGCGACGTGATGATGCTCTGGAATCACGAGCTTAAATATATCTTTGGCCGGACGACCAGGGGAACATTGCAACTGACTGAAAATAATGACGGCGTGAATTTCGACAATGTACCCCCAGAATCGAATTGGGCCAAGGATCTGCTTCCCTCCATAAAACGGGGGGACTACACAAACATGAGCTTCGGTTTCAAGGATGATGTCAAGCCGCACCTGACCCTGGAGAATGGCAAGTATGTGCGAAACGTATCACAGGCCACGCTGTTTGAGATTTCTCTGGTCCCTTTCGCGGTTTACGAAACGACATCAATCGGAATGCGCAGCGCGGACAGGTTCATTATTGATGATGTGGTCCTGCCCGATCCCGCTGCGGAACAGAGACGGGCAGAGACGGAACTCGATCGGTTTTCTCAGGTCGAGGCCCAATTCAATCAATTAAAAGACAAATGGCTTAAATGAGGAGGATTTCGAGATGGCATCTTTAGACAGAACGATCGAATTGACCAAGCTCATTCAGTCCCGGATGGCTGAATGCGAGGCCATGAAAAACAAGGCGCAGGATGAAAACCGGCACCTTAACGAGGAGGAGCGGAAGCGGTTCGGGGAGTTTATGACCGACGTGGCCGTTTATACCGAGGAACTGGAACTCGAAAAGAGGGAGGCGGCTGTGCGCGAACGGCTCGCAAGGCCGATGAGTGATGGCATGAGGCCGAACGTCGATCCGGCAAAAGACGAACTCCAAGAGAGATTTCCCGGCCTTCCCCCGAAAGATGAGCGATTCGCCACCTTCGGCGATGCGCTTGTCGCGGTTCGGAACGCAGCCGATCCGACAAGAGGGGTTGACCGCAAGCTCCGCGCCCCCGCGGGTATGAACGAAGCCACCCCGAGCGACGGCGGCTTCCTGCTCCAGATGGACTATGCTTCGGAAATCAAGAAGCGGATGTTCTCCACCGGACAGATCCTTCCGAGATTGACCCGGCTCCCTATCGGTTCCAATAGCAACTCCATCACGATACCCGCAGCGGCGGACGATACGGAAAGCGCCGGCGTGTTCGGCGGAATCATTGCTTACTGGCTATCGGAAGCCGGAACCAAAACAACCAGCGCCCCGAAATTCCGGGAGCTGGAATTGAAACTCAAAAAGATGGCCGTGGTCGTTCCGACGACCGACGAGCTGCTCAACGACAAGGTGACGCTGGAGGCCTTCATCCGGACGGGCTCCAATCTTGCCCTCGTCAAAGAGGCTGAGAAGCAGGTTATCCGGGGCGTGGGCGCCGGCCAACCCCTGGGCATCCTGAGCAGCGGGGCGCTCGTGACGGTAGCAGCCGAAACCGGCCAGCTTGCGGATACCATCGTTTACCCGAACATCGTCAATATGTGGTCCCGGATGTACGCGGACAGCCGGACCAATGCGATATGGCTGATCAATCAGTCCATCGAACCGCAGCTCTACACGATGGGAATCACCGTCGGCGTCGGCGGATCTCCCGTCTATCAGCCGCCCGGAGGCGCGAGCGCTTCTCCCTATGGAACGCTATTTGGCCGTCCGGTCATTCCCTGCAATCATTGCAGCAAGCTCGGGGATGCAGGCGACATCATCCTGGCCGACTTCGGCGAATACCTCTGGATTGAAAAGGGCGGCGTCCAGGAAGCGACCTCGATCCATTACGCCTTCATCACGGATGAAACCTATTACCGTTTCGTTCTGAGGTGCGACGGACAGCCGGCCTGGAGCAAGGTTTTCACTCCCGAGCAGGCGACCACGGCAACGCAGTCACCTTTTGTCACGCTGGCTGCGAGGGCTTAACGATTTAACAACCTAACAGGCGGGGGCTAACCTACGGCGACGCACCCCGCCAAAACAGGAGGAAAAGACTATGTTATCAGAAAAATTCAAGATCGTACCTGTGGCAAACTACCTAGATATCAGTCCGGCGACTGCCTATACGGATTCCATCAAAATGTCGAATTTTCACCGGGCGACCTTCATTCTCCAGATCGCCACACTGGGCGGCGCGGATTCCCACCTCTGGGCTTACAGCGGCGCGGCTGACGCCACCTACACCTCGGCCCTTCCGTTCAAGTATGCCTTCGGCGGGGCCGCAGCAGGATCAGCGAGCTGCGATGTCCTGGCGGCCTGGACATCCAACCTTTCATCCGGCACTCCGGCAGCCGTCCATCTCACGAATGCCACTTACAGTGATTACATGATGATCGTTGAAGTGGACGCCGCGGATATGGACATGGCGAACCAGGAGGAATGGCTCGCGCTGGGCTTCCTCGATACCGACGGCGGAGCCACGGGCAACGTCACCGTGATTGCAGTCCTCGAACCGCGATACACGGCAAACCGGTCGGCCACGGCATTAGCATAACCCGATGAGGTTCGGGCGGTCCTCTTAAAACCGCCCTAATATTCGGAGGTACTGAAAAATGGCGAAGAAAAAAGAATTTTCGGGAACGCAGGAGGAGCTGACGGAAATGGTACTGGCTCTCGAGGAGAGGGTCGCAAGGCTTGAAAATGAGCGGGTGGCGGCAGTCAACAACCAATTTGAGATTTGGATGGACAACAAGGTCCGGGGGTTTGAATACGGGCCGGATCTCAAAAAAATCGTCATGCCGCAATGCGTCGGAAAGACAGCAGAGGAATCAAGGAAGATTTTCTTTGTTGAACGCGACAGGTTGGTAAAGGAGAGATATCCGGGAAGGCCCACTCCGATGTGGGTTTGAACAATTTAACCGATCCGCCCCGAGGGATGGCGGCACCGCGATTCAGATCCCATGAGCCGGTGAAATGGAGGACTTGAAAATGGGAGAGACAAGAGCAGACTGGAGAGGAAACCAGCTTTTTTTCCGGGATGGTTCGACTTACGAAACCGTCAAACCTATCGCCCCAATCGTTTTCTATGACGATTTCCTGGGGACAGTTCTCAATACCGATTTCTGGACGGACCTGGACCTGAACAGCGCGACGACAGCCGCGCCGGCCCTGAGTGTGTTCGATTGTGAAATCGGGCAAGTCAACGAGAACGCAGCCGCCGGCTGCTACGGCAAAGACGACAAAGCATTTAACATCGGAAAAGGGCTTATCTTTGAATGCCGCCTGGCGGTCGTAACGGCCCCCACGCTGACTACTGAAATTGGCTTTGGGGTCATGAATGACTCCTACGGCGCGGATTCAATGAGATTCCTGCTTGCCGACGAAGTTGCCAAGTATGCCTTCTTCGGGTTTTACACAACCGTCGGCGCGGGCTTGATCCCGGTGATCAGAACGGATGACGGAACCCATGACAGCGGTATCATCAGTTCTGCAATCACAGCGGTAGCCCTCAATGCCTACCATGTCTATCGGATCGACTTCACTTCTCTTGAAGATGTGAAATTCTACATCGATGGGGTTGGGGTCGCGACCTCAACGACCTTCGTCATGCACACGGCTGCGAGCCTTACGGTTCAGCCGTGGATTTGTGTCTATAAGCATGATGACGCGACAACGTCAGCAGCAGGAGAGTTCAAGCTCGACTATGTGAAAATGTGGCAGGCAACCCGATAAAGGAGGCTAATCATGGGCGCAACAAACAGCAAATGGCGCGGTGGTCAGTTGGCCTTCTTTGACGGGTCAACTCACGAAACAGTGGAGCCGTTCGCCCCGGTCTATGTCTATGACGACTTCCTCGGCTATGACGTAGCCAAAACGGACGGCCAGTTTTTCAACCTCAATTCAACCTCTGACAGCTTCTGGACGATAGCGGCGACCGGCGTCGGTGGTCCTGCGACGGTTCAAAAAGCATTAAGCAATGTGACCTTGCACCTGGAGGCCGATGTCGAAACGGAGGATGCCGGGATCTATTCCAATACCCTGGTATTCAATATCGACAAGGGGCCGATCTTTGAAGCCAGAATTGATGTGGCCGTCCTGCCGACGCTTGAAGCGGAAGTTCACATAGGCTTTCAGGGAGAAGCCCATGTCGCCGATGATCAGGTGGCCGCGGCGGATGACATCGATAAACATATCTTCTTTGTGCTCGATGGCAGCGGGGCTTATGTGATCTATGCCGATGACGACACGACTGACAACGATGCAGTGGCGACGGGCATCACCGCTGTCCCTGGAACGTACAATATTCTGAGGATCGATTGCACAGATCCAACCGATGTGAAATTTTATATTGATGGTGTTGGCGTCGCGACCGGGACCACATTTAACCTGTCAGGCGGGACTCTGATGATGATGCCTAACATCATGGTGACGAAGGCCGGAAGCGCGGGACTCTGTGATGTGAAGATCGATTATGTCAGAGTCTGGCAGGCGACAAGATAGGGGATTGAATCATGCCCGATTTAACTTCTCTCGGACTGGCAACGCTGGTGACGGCTCCGATACTGGAGCCGATCACCCTCGCGGAATTAAAGCTGCATCTTCGGCTCGACAGTGGTTCATTCGCCGACAGCATCGATGAAACGCAGTCCATAGCGCCGGGGCTAAAAGCCTTCATCAACGACTGGACGACTCACGCCGGAGCAGCCGTCGAGGTTCTGGGATATACCGCCATCGTGTCCTTTGCAGCCGGGGCAGTCGGGGCGAGCGGGACCATCGATGTCAAGATCCAGGAATCCGATGACAACGTCACCTTCACGGATTGGTCAACCGCCTTCACCCAGGTCACCTATGATGGTGTTCTGACCACAGCAGCCCTGGCCATCGGGACAACCCTGACCAATGTGGCAAACGGGCTTTTCACCTATTTCATCGCCGGCACTGCCTACTCCAAGCCCGCCGATGCAGCCGGAACCGCACCCGGAAATGATGTGATCCCGATGGGTAAATACGGGGCGGTTGCCTTTGATATCGGGGCCGACAATGTGATCGATGTGATCGAGGCGGCGGCGAACGCGGCGGGATATGCAACGGCAGCCCTGGCCACCGCTGGCCTCGCCGTTCCTTTGGCTGGTCATGTCCGGATGGGATCGGTGACGGCCATGAAGTCTGATGGGGCTTTTACCTTCGGAACAACGGCCCTCAACGCGGCCAATACGACCGTCGCCTATACCCAGGCCACCTTGACGGCGAACTTCAACACGACTTACGAGAAGGCCTACACCGGGACCAAGCGGTATATCAAAACGGTTGCGAAGGTCCTAGTTGCCGACAGCTCCTTCGGAACCACGATCATCCGTCAGGCAGTGACCTCAGCCGAAGATTCCCTTTTGACGGACCTCATCACGGCGGCGCGGGAGCATGCCGAATACCTTACCCAGAGGGCGCTCCTCACCCAGACATGGGACTATTTCCTAGATGCCTTTCCGGATGTGGATTATATCCGGCTGCCTTATGGGAACCTTCAAAACGCGGCAGGGACGGCTCCGATCGTCACCTATACGGATTCGGACGGTACTATCACCACAATGACCGTGACGACGGAGTATCTTGTCGAAACAAACGGCAAGCGATGCGGGCGGATCGTCCTTCCCTATGGCGTGTCCTGGCCCACTGCGACCCTCTACCCCTCGAACCCGATCAAGATCCGCTTTGTCTGTGGCTGGACCACGGCGGCCCTTGTGCCTTACCGGATCAAGGCCGCAATCAAGATGATTTGTTCCAAGCTCTATGAGTCACGCGGTGAAGAT